AGTAATTCTACCCCCGCCCGGTCGGCAGTCGCAGGCGGTTTTAAAAGGCTAAAGAGTTCCTAAACAGGGAGCCTTAACAAAGGGCTAAAATGCCTATCTCCAAGGGCGAATTCGCACGTCGTCGCAACGTGACGCCCGCCCGCGTGTCGCAATGGCTGTCCGAAGGCAAGATCTCGGGCGCGGCAATCGTCGGAGAGGGGCGCGGCGCGCTGATCGACGAAGAGATCGCCTGCCAGCAGCTCGACCAAAAGCTGGACATCGACCAGCGGCACTCCGGCAACGGCTTAAAGACGACGCTTGCGCTTCCACCGGCCGCGGCGCTGCCTGACCCTCCCGCCGGCAACACGGTTGCCGACCGGATCGCCGAGCAACGGCTCGAGCTGCTGCAGCGGCAGAACCGCGAGAAGGCTACCGAGGAGTCGGTGATGCTCGGCCGCCTGTGCGACACCGCGCAGGCCCGCCAGGCGACGGGCAAAGAAATCGCCCGCGTCGTCGCCCGCGTCGAAGGCTCACTCACCGAGCTCGCGTCGGCCATCTCTGCGCAGTTCAAGCTGCCACATCGCGACGTGCTGCATTGCCTGCGCGGCGAATGGCGAAAGATCCGCCAGAACGCCGCGATAGAAGCCCGCGAGCGCGCCGCGCCTCTGCCGGAGACGACGGGCTTCGACCTCGAGGACGCATGACGATCCTGCAGGTGGCGAACGCCGAGCGCATCGTGGCGCTTTCGGCGGCGACGGCGCTCGAACCGCCACCGCCTGTCGACTATCTCGCCTGGGCCGAGAAGAACATCGTCTTCAGTCGCCGGGAATCGCAGTTTCCCGGCCCCTACAACCGCCGCAACTTTCCCTACTTCGACGAGATCCTGCGCGCCCTGTCGCCCGACGACCCGTGCCGCACCGTCACGCTGAAATGCTCTGCGCAGATCGGCAAGACGGTGATGGGCAACGTCTTCCTCGGCGGCTCCATGGCGATGGACCCCTGCGACTTCCTGTTCGTCCACCCGACCGAGGAGAATGCCCGGCGCTGGTCGAAGCTGAAGCTTCGCCCGCTGCTGCGCGGCACGCCCTCGCTCGACGAGCTCTTCCCCGAGCGTAGCCGCGACGGCGGCGACTCGGTGTTCATGAAGGAACACCGCGATGGCCTGGGCTCGATCCTGATCAGCGGCGCCAACTCCCCGGCGAGCCTCAGCCAGGTCACAATGCCTCGCCAGGTGCAGGACGATCTCGCCAAATGGGAGATGAACCCCGCCGGCGACCCCGAGAGCCAGGCCGACAGTCGATCGGGCTCCGTCGAGTTCGCCAAGATCCTGAAGCTCGGCACGCCGCTGGTGATGCCGGGATGCCGCATCACCAAGAGCTTCACCGACGGCAGCCAGGAGCATCCTTACGTCCCGTGCCCGCACTGCGGCCACATGCAGGTTCTGGAGTGGGAGAACATGCTCGCGGGTCTCGACCCCGAGCGGCCCGATGACGCGCACTTCACCTGCATCGACTGCGGCGCCGTCATGGAGGAGCACCACCGGCCGCAGATGCTGGCGGGCCTTGCGTGGCGCGCCCACAACGAGAAGGCCCGGCGCTACCATCGCAGTTTCTGGATCTGGGGCGCCTATAGCCAGCTCAAGAGCTGGGCGCGCATCGCCCGTGAATGGCTGAAGGCGCGCGGCGACAGCGCCGCCGAGCAGGTCTTCTGGAACGATTCGGTCGGAATCGCCTGGGAGACGCGCGGAGAGGCGCCGCCGTGGGAAGCGCTGCGCGACCGCGCCGGCAAGAGCCATTATGTGCGGGGGACGATCCCTGCCGGCCACCTGGTCGTCACTGCCGGCATCGACTGCCAGGCCGACCATGTGAAATGGCAGGCCGTCGCCTGGGCCCGCGAGTTCCGCCGCGCCGTCGTCGACTTCGGCACGATCCCCGGCCACATCAGCGAGCCGGCATGTCGCGCACGCCTCGACGAGCTGATGAGGCAGAGCTGGCCGAATGCCGTCGGCAACCGTGTCCCGCTCGACATGGCGGCGATCGACGGCAATGCCTGGACGGAAGACGTCTGGGAGTGGGCGCGCAAGCAGCCCCGGCACCGCCTGATCATGGTGCGCGGCCGCGGCGAGGACCATGCGCCGCGCATCGCCCGCGTGAAGCGGGAGCGGAACGAGCGCACCGGCAAGCTGCTGAAATGGGCAGGCCGCTTCTACAATTTCGCCGCCTCGCTGCTCAAGATGGCGCTCTATCGCGACCTCGCGAAGGACGATGCCACGGCCAAGGGCTTCGTGAGCCTGCCGAGCGGCCTCGACGACGAGTATTTCCGCGAGCTCACCTCGGAGCGCCGCCAGCCCTTCAAGCGCCACGGCTTCACCCTGTGGCGCTGGGTCAAGGATCCGGCGCAGGCCAACGAGGCGCTCGACACGATGAACCAGGCCGAGACCGCCGCCACCAAGTTCGGCGTGCGCTCCCTGCCCGACGAGACCTGGAACCGATTGGAGCGCGAGCGCGAGACGCCGCCTCCCGAGTCGGCCCAGGGCGACCTCGAGGACCTTCTCGGCACGGCGCTCCCACGGGCCCCGGCGCCGAGCCCGCAACCCAGGGCGCGCGGCCGTCGCGTGCTGTCGAGAGGAATCACCTGATGGCCACCGCCGGCATCACGCTCGAACAGGCGCAGGCGCAGCTCTCGACCTGGCTCGCCGCATCGACCGCGATCGCGGGGGGGCAGGAATACGAGATCTGGGACGGCGAGATGCGTCGTCGCCTCAAGCGCGCCGACCTCGCCAGCGTGCAGAAGCAGGTCGAGTTCTGGGATGGCAAGGTGAAGCAGCTCACGCCCGTCTCGGCCGGTGGCCGGCGTCGCACGCGCTACGTGGTGCCGGAATGACGCGGCGAACAATCGAGGTCGCGCCGCAGAACATCGTCGACCGCGTCGTCAGCTACTTCCGGCCTGGCGCCGGCCTCGAGCGGCTGGAGCAGCGCACCAAGCTGAACGCGCTCGCGGGCGGCTACAACGGCGGCCGCCGCGAGCGCCGTCCGACGAAGCGCTGGCGGCCGGCTGAAGGCTCGCCCGACGCGGACACGCTGCCCGATCTCCCTGACTTGCGTAGCCGCAGCCGCGAGCTCGCGCGCAACATGCCGATCGCCGCCGGCGCCATCGCCACGGCCGTGACCAACGTGATCGGCGACGGGCTGGCGTTGCAGGCCAGCATCGACACCGACGTGCTCGGCATCAGCGACGAGCAGGCCGATATCTACGAGCGGGAGCAGGAGCGCGAGTTCGCCCTGTTCTGCCGCTCGGCCGACTTCACTCGAGTCCAGTGCTTCGACGAGCTTCAGGAGCTGGCCTATAGGGCGACCAAGGAATCCGGCGACGTCCTCGTGGTGCGCCGCTTCCGCAAGGACCCCGGCGACGCCTACGGCACCAAGCTGCAGATCCTCGAGGCCGATCGGCTCAGCAACCCCGAGCGCCGCGCCGATGGCGTCGAGGGCGAGGCCGGCCGCATCGCCGGTGGCGTCGAGACCGACCGGCATGGCGTGCCGGTGGCCTATCATGTCAGCGATCGGCACCCCGGCGCCGAGCGGGCGACCTCCCTGAAATGGGAGCGTATCCCCGCCCGCGATTCGGATGGCCGGCCGCTGGTGCTGCATCTCTTCGACCGGCTGCGGCCCGAGCTGACGCGCGGCGCACCCTGGCTCTCCGTGGTGATCGAGCACCTGAAGCAGCTCGGGGACTATTCCGACGCCGAGGTAACCGCGGCCGTGACGTCGGGCATGATCACCGTCGCCATCGAGACGGCGGCCGACGAGAACGACCAGCCGGTCGTCGGCGAAACCGATTCCTCGCTGGCCGATAACGAAGTCAAGCTCGGCAACGGCGCCATCATCTCGTTGGCGCCCGGCGAGAAGGCGAACCTGCTCAATCCGTCGCGGCCCAACGCCAACTTTGACCCCTTCGTCCTGGCGGTGTTTCGTCAGGTCGGTGTCGCGCTCGAGCTGCCGTTCGAGCTGCTAATCAAGCACTTCACGGCCAGCTACTCCGCCAGCCGGGCCGCCCTCGAGATGGGGCGCGCGACCTTCCGCAAGTGGCGCGGTCGCTTCGCCTATTGCTTCTGCCAGGAAGTCTACGGCTGGGCAATGGAGGAGGCGGTGGCCTCCGGTCGCATCAATCGCCCCGGCTTCTTCGCCGACCCGATCGTGCGCGCGGCCTGGCTGGGGGCGGAATGGATTGGTCCGGCGACCATCAGCCTCAATCCCAAGCAGGAGGCCGAGGCCGACGAGATCGACATGCGCAACGGCGCCAAGACCCTGGAGCAGGTCTGCATCGAGCGCACCGGCGGCGAGGCCGAGAAGAAGATCCCTCAGCGCGGCAAGGAAGAAGCCATGAAGCGCGCGAACGGGCTTGTCCCGCCGCCTGCAGCACCGTCTGCCGCCAGCGGCGCCCATCCTCCCACCGATCCCGACGCCAAGGACGAGGCCGACGAATGAACATCCTGATGCCACGCATCGCCTCGCGCCTGTTCGGCGAGCCGCTGTTGGTCGATGCCGGCAAGCTGGCCGCGATTCTGATGGGAATCGGAGGGCGTGTGGTCGAGGGCGGCATCGAGATGCCGGGGGGCGTCGAGGCGGTCGATCACTGGGCCTTTGCCGGTGGTCGTCCGTCGGACGCCCTCGGCCGCGTCGGCGATCCGCTGGGCAGCCGCTACGAGCAGGCCGGCGTCGGCAACCGTCTGCTGTCCCGCTTCGGTAATGTTGGCGTGATCGCGATCGAGGGAACGCTTGTCCATAAGGGCAAGTTCGTCGGGCAGAGCTCCGGCGAGACGTCTTACGAAGGCTTGCAGGCCCAGGTGCTACGCGCCCAGCGCGATCCCGAGATCAAGGGCGTCGTTTTCGAGGTCGATTCCTTCGGTGGCGAAGCCGCAGGCGGCTTCGAGACCTCGCGCATGATGGCCGAGCTCAGCCGGCAGAAGCCGACGCTGGCCATCCTCACCGACTTCGCATTGTCGGCGGGCTACCTGCTGGCTTCGGCCGCGCGCCAGATCGTCATGCCGGAGACCGGCGCCGCCGGCTCGATCGGCGTGATGACGGTGCATGCCGACATCTCCAAGCAGCTCGCCGATCGCGGCATCAAAGTCACCTTGATCTCGTCGGGGGCCCACAAGGTCGACGGCCATTCCGCGGCGCCGCTGCCGGACGAGGTGCGTGCCCGCATCCAGTCACGGGTCGATGCCACGCGCGACCTGTTCGCCGAGGTGGTCGCGGAGAATCGCGGCGCCAGGCTCACCAAGGCCCAGGCGCTCGCCACAGAGGCGCGCGTCTATCACGGCCAGGAGGCGGTCGCGGCCGGGCTGGTCGACGGCATCGTCGATTCGCAGATCGCGTTCAAGGCGTTCGTCAAGCAACTCAACTAGCAACCCGGAGATGACAATGAGCAACGGAACCGGCCTCGCGGCCGTGATGGCGGCAGCCGATTCGGTGAGCCGTTCCGACCACGAGGCGGCGCTCGCCACGGCGCGCGAGCAGGCCCGTGGCGAAGGCCTCGCGGCCGGCCGGGCTGAGGGCCTGAAGGCCGGCGCCGATGCCGAGCGCGCGCGCCTCGCCGGCATCGACGCCCATGCCCTCAAGGGCCACGAGGCGCTGATTGCCGCGATAAAGGCCGACGGCAGCGTCACGCCGGACATGGCGGCGGGTCGCATCCTGGCGGCCGAGAAGAAGCTGCGCGACGCCCAGATGACCGGCATCGCCGGCGTCGAGACCCACACCGGCAAGGTCGGCGCGGACGCGACCTCCCAGCGCCGCGACGATGCGGCGGCGACGCCGGCCGCCGCCAAGGGCAAGACGCCCGGCGAGTGGAAGGCCGAGTTCGAGGCCTCGTCCGCGCTCCAGTCCGAGTTTGCCTCGGTCGAGGATTACGTGGCCGTCAGGAAGGCCGAGGCCGCCGGCAAGATCAAGGTCTTCGAGCCGGGCCGCGCCCGCTAACCGCTCCTCCCATCGCCACGAAAGGACTCCCAAATGACCACGCTCGCTGCCGACATCGTGCTTAAGACCGAGGGAGGCAACCGCAACGCCTTCCCGGTGATCGCCGCCGACATCATCTACGCCGGCGCCGCCGTCGGCCTGGTCGACGCCAGCGGCCATGCCCGGCCGCTCGCCGCCGCCGATCGCTTCGTGGGCTTCGCCGAGGCCCAGGCCGACAACAGCGCCGGCGCCGCCGCCGCGATCAATGTCCGTGTGATCGAGTCAGGCAAGGTCCAGATCAGCGTGACCGGCGCCCTCATCACCGACGTCGGCCAGCCGGTCTACGCCCAGGACGACGCCGCCTTCAGCTTCAATCCCGTGGCCGGCGTCTTCCTCGGCTTCGTCCACCGCTTCGTCAGTGCCGGCGTGATCGTGCTCGATTTCGACGCGCCGCGCCTGCGCGATCCCTACGGCCGATGGGGCACGCGCGAGCTGCTGTCCGGCACCAAGACCTTCGATGCAGAGGATTGCGGCAAGCTCTTCGTGGTCGATGCCGACGGCGACGACGACGCCCTCACCCTGCCGGCCATCGCCACCGGCCTCTCCGGCCTCGCCATCATGGCGATCGGCGCGTTCGGATCGACCAAGGTCAAGATCGCCCCGAACGCCTCGGACATGGTCCTCGGCCCCGACATCACCGGCGCCGACAACAAGGCTCTTCTGCTCACCAAGACGACCCAGCGCCGCGGCGACTATGTCGTGCTGATCGCCGGCGATGCCGACGGCTACATGGTGACCGAGATGAAGGGCGCCTGGGCCCGCGAGGCCTAGCAGCCTCTCCCCGATTCGCAAGTCGAAGCACCTTCCCTCCCTCTTTCGGAGTTCCTTTCCATGTCCGATCTTTCCCTGCTCAGCAGCCGCGCGATCCGCGGCATGTACTTCGCGGCCCGCGAAGCCAATCCCGGCAACGTGTGGCTGCCCAAGGTCTCCAACCTGTTCGGCAGCGACCAGGCGTCCGAGACCTATCGCTTCCTCGGCGCCATCCCGGTGTTCCGCGAGTGGGTCGGCGGCCGCCAGGCCAACGGCTTCCGTGGCGATGGCGTCACGATCGTGAACACCCAGTACGAGAACACGATCGAGATCCGCAAGACCGACCTGCGGCGCGACAAGACCGACCAGATCCGGGCCCGCGTCGGCGAGTTCGCCAACGCCGGCGACACCCATTGGGCCTCGCTGATGACGACGCTGATCGTCAACGGCGAGACCTATACCTGCTACGACAGCCAGTACTTCTTCGACACCGATCATTCCACCGGCAGCTCGGGCAGCCAGTCGAACAAGATCGACTGCGATATCTCGACCTATCCGACGGCGCTGCACGGCGTCACCACGGCGCCCAGCGTCGAGGAGATGCAGTGGGCGATCCTGGCGGCGATCACCCAGATCGCCTCCCTGAAAGACGACCGCGGCGAGCCGATGAACGAGGACGCCTCGTCCTTCACCGTGATGGTGCCGATGGGCCTCGCCATGGCGGCCAAGGCGGCGGTGTCGCTGCTCAACACCGGGCCGATGCCGACCAACATGAACCCGAACCTGTTCGCCGGGCTCAAGGTCGACGTCGTCGTGAACGTCCGCCTCACGACGGCGGGCTGGACCACCAAGTTCGTGGTCTTCCGCGACGACGCGCCGATCAAGGCGCTGATCCGCCAGACCGAGCAGGAAGTCGAGATGAAGATGAAGGCGGAGGGGTCGGAATTCGAGTTCGATAACGACGCATGGCAGATCGGTCTCGATGGCTGGCGCGGCTGCGGCTACGGCTACTGGCAGCGCGCCTGCCTCGCCACGCTGACCTGATCGGGGTGGTGACATGAGGACCATACGAGTCGTCTCCGGCGTGCTGAACGTCGGCCAGGGCCAGCGCCTGCAGCTCACGCCGGCGCAGGCCGGCCCCCGCGCGCACAAGCTCACGCCCAGCACCGGCGACGGTGGCGAGCCGATTCCCGGCCTCTACGTCGCAGCCGCGGCGCAGCAGTTCAAGGTGGGTGAGGTGCTGGGCATCGACGAGGTCGCCAAGAACCAGCGCGACTTCGTCGAGGATGTCGATCCTCCGGCGGCCGAGGACGCGGGCGGCCGGCGTCGCCGCGCCTGAGGCCCGCCCTGCAATGCCAGTCGAATCGGCCGCCGACCGCGCCTCCTTCGTCTCTCCCGACGATTTCGGCATCACGGCGATCTGGAGCCACGACGGCGCGACCGTCGAGGTGAACGGCATCCTCTCCACGCCGACGATGTCGACGCGCGGCGTGAGCGAGGTGGAGACGATCGGCGTCGAGACCTGCCTCCGCTGCCTGTCGGCCGGCCTGCCGCACGGAGCGGGGCAGGGCGACACGGTCGAGGTTGGTGGGCGCAGCTACACCGTGAGGTCGGTGCTGCCCACGGGCGACGGCTTCGCGCGGGTGTACCTCGAGCCGAGTGCGTAGCCGGCACCGGCTGAAAAATCTGGGCCGTGTGGGCTCCCGGCGTTTCGGCGCTGCGCGCCTCCAACGCCAGCCGCCCACGGACTTCAAAGGAGACCACTTCGTGCTCTCCATTGAAGTCAAGACCAACGCCGCCCAGCTTCACCAGCGACTCACCGAGGTCCAGCAGCGCAAGGTCCCCTGGGCGACCAAGCAGGCGCTCGACCGCACCGCCGCCGATATCGTCGCGGCCGAGCGCGAGGAGATGCGGCGGGTCTTCAAGGCGCCGCGCGCGTGGACGACGGACTCGCTAACCTACGAGCCCGCGACCTACGACAACGGCTCGGGCAAGCAACGCAACCGGCCCGCGCTCGTGCGCTTCAAGGAGGACGATCGCCGCAACTCGGCGGGCTTCTACCTCCGCCCGCAGGTTTTCGGCGGCGGGCGCGAGCACACGCCCTTCGAGCGAGCGCTGATCCGGTTCGGGCGGCTCGGTCGCGCTGACTATCTCGTGCCGGGAAAATATGCCGAGCGCGACGCGCGCGGCGACCTGGCGCCGGGGCAGATCACGAAGATCCTCTCCGACCTGCAGTCGCTCGAGATGGCCGTGCGCTCGCACAACTGGCGGGACCGCGGCGCTCGCCGCGGCCAGCAATACGCGTTGCTCGGCTCCACCCAGGGCGTGCCGCGCGGCATCTACCGCGTCGATGGCGGCCGTCGCCTGCTCTGCTTCCTGATCGTGAGCCAGCCGCAATACACGACGCGCTTCGACTTCCAGGGCATCGCCCGGCGCGTGCTCGACGGAAACTTCGCCCGGCACTTCCGGGCCGAGCTCGCCAAGGCCGTCGCCGAGTCGAAGATGAGGCATCCAGAAATGAGGACGGCCTGATGGCGAGGCATGTTCGCACCCAACTGCGCCACGCCATCGCCTCGGCCCTCGACGGCCTCGGCGCCCATGTCTTCCCAGGCCGCACCTGGCCGACCGAGGACCGCCACTATCCGGCGATCCTGATCTATGCCCACGGCGGCACTTCGCAGTTCGACAATCTGGCCGCTACCGATTCGACGATCCCGCTGGACCGCGACGAGCGCGTCACTGTCGAGGCGATCGTGAAGACCCGCAATTCAGAGCCCGACGACGCGCTCGACGACCTCGCCGCCCTGATCGAGCCGCTGATGATGACCGACACGGCCATCGCCGCGCTCGTCGACCGGCGCGAGCTGGTGAGCACCGACATCTCGACCCGCAGCGGCCCCGACGGTCGCGAGGGCTCGATCAAGCTGACCTACCGCATGGTCTTCGCGACCACGGCGGGCAACCCCACGGCAAAAGTCTAGCGAAGGAGCGCAAGCATGGCCCGTTATCACGGCAAGAACGGCAAGGCCGTCATCGGCGGCAGCGACCAGATCAACGAGGTCCAGGACTGGTCGCTCGACATCAGCGTACCGCTGGCCGACGCCGCGGCCATGGGCAACGCCTTCACCAACGCGCTGCCCGGCCAGTACAGCGGCTCGGCCTCGATTAACTGCTCCTACGAGCCGGCCGATTCCGACGGCCAGGAGGCCATGGTGACGGCCCTGCTCGCCGGCACCACCGTGACGCTCACCCTCTACGAGCTGCCCTCCGCCACCGGCGTCAAGTACTGGAGCGGCACCTTCTGGGTCGAGAAGGTGGGCGAGAAAGTTCCCGTGGGCGGCCGCGTCGAGCGCACCTTCGGGCTGAAGCTCGAGGGCGCGCTGAGCCGCCTGACGGTGGCCTGATGGCGCGCCAGCTCGACGCGCTCGCCGCCCATTGGCTTGTCCGCAAGGGCCAGCAGCGCCGCAAGACCATCAAGCTGGGCGATGCCGATTTCACCTTCCACTGGTCGGCCTGGACGCTCGGCCAGCAGGACTACGTCTTCCACGACGCCAAGGCGGGCGAGCCCTTCCGCCCCGAGCGCATGGCGCGCGTCGTCTGCCGCAAGGCCGAGAAAGAGAACGGCGAGCGCATGTTCGCCGATATCGAGCTCACGGACCTGCTGAGCAACGTCGATCCCGACGTCGTGAAGGCCATGGCGCTCGCCATAATCTCCGACCTCTCCGATGACAATGCCGCGGGCCAGTCGGAGGACGTCGACCCAAAAGCCCGGATCGCCGAGGGCAGTACGTCGATCATGTGACGCTGCGCCTCGGCCTCGCCGACCGCCTGCGCTGCAGCCTCTCCGACCTCGACGGCATGACGGTCGCCGAGTTCAACCTGATCGTGGCGGGATACGCCGAGCGCGGTCGCCGGGATGACGAGTTCGATCCCTAGCGTCCCTGCTCCGCCACGATCGGCGGGCGGCAGGCGCGGTAATCCGGGCCGGGAGCCCGCGCGGCGCCAATTGCGCACCGTGTTGCAACACATCCCCCAACCCGGAGGCACCCTGTGGCCGAAGACCTGAAAATCGAGATCTCCGCCGAGGACCTCACGGCCCAGGCCTTCGCCAACGTCCAGAAGCAGCTGGGCGATATCGCGACCGCGACCGACGCTTCGGCCAAGGCCATGGGCGGCCTCGCCGAGCAGGCGGGCAAGCTCGCCCAGAAGGGCGCGGACCTGGCGGGCTTCGGCAGCAACGTGGTCGGCATGCTGCGCGGCGGCGCCATCATCGGCGCCATCGGCTTGGCGTTGAACGAACTGCACAAGTTCAACGACGAGATCGTGCAGTCGATCGCCAAGACCGTCGAGCAGGCGGCCACGCTCAACATGACGAGCGAGCGCTTCCAGAGCTACGCCTATGCCCTGGCCAAGGCCAACCTGGCGCAGGGCGAGACCGCCTCCACCCTCGACAAGCAGAAGCAGCAGCAGAAGCTGGCGCTGGACGGCAATGCCGCGGCGATCGAGGGCTACCAGAACCTGGGCGTCAAGATCCTCGACGCCAACGGCCGCCTGCGCGACTACTCGAACATCACCACCGAGGTGGCGCGCGCCATCCTCGCCATGACCGATGCGGAGAAGCAGGCGGCGGCGGCCAAGGACATGCTGGGCCTCTCCGGCCTGCGCGCCATCCCCGCGCTGAAGCAGCTGGCGCAGAGCGGCGACGATCTGGAGCGCTCCGCCCGCGCCGCCCACGCCATCCTGAACGAGAAGCTCGCCAAGTCGATCGCCGACTCGACCGTGAAGTCCGGCCAGGCGGCGCTTGCCGTCAAGGGCTTCTATGCCGAGGTCGCGATGCCCATCAACATGGGCTTCATCAACCTGCATATCGAGGCCGTGGCCAAGATCGTCGGGCTGATGAAGGACGGCACGCAGTGGACGCGTGAGTTCTATGCCGCGCTGGCCGGCGGCGCGTCGGTCGCGAAGGCCCAGGTGGTGGCCGGCCTGTCGGGCCGCGACCTGCAGGCCACCCAGGACAAGATCGCCTCGCTCGAGCGCGAGATCGCGGCGGGGTCGAAGCCCGGCAGCTTGGAGAAATATTCCCCAGAACATGCGCCGGCGGGTCGTGCAGCCCAGCGGATGGCCGAGAAGCAGGCGGAGCTCGATCGCCTCAGGTCGGTCGTGGGCGAAATGAAGACCCGTGCCGAGGCCGACGCGGCCGCGGTAGCGGCGGCACAGGGCGAGCGCGAGCGCAGGATGGTCGCGTCGCAGATCGGCCTGCCGATCGAGCCGCCGGTCGTTACGCGCTCCTCCTTCGGTGGCGACAAGGACCCCGTGGCCAAGGATAAGCCCGGCGCCGGCGGCGCCGGTGGAGACCGCATCGAGACCGCGATCAATCGCCTGAAAGGCGAGAAGGCCGCGGCCGAGGACGCGCTGGCCGACATGATGGCCGGTAGCCACCTGCCGCTGGCCGACCTCGAGCGCGCGATCGCGCTGGAGAAGAAGATCGCCGACGAGGTGGCCCGGCTCGGCGCCACCCGGCCCGACGATCCGCGCATCCCCCAGATCAAGGGGCTGGTCACAGCCACGCAGGAGGCCGAAGCGGCCTTCAAGAAGTTCGATCAGGCCTCGAAGGAGGCGGAGCAGACCGAGAAGAACCTCGGCGACGGCACGCTCTATCTCCGCACCGAGCAGCAGCGCCTGGGTGAGCAGCTCGCCTCGCGTCGCCTCGACCTCGACACTTACGGCATCGCCATGCAGCAGGCGTCGGAGAAGGCCGAGGACATGCGGCTGAAGAACATCGGCCTGCAGGGCGGGTTCGAGGGGCTGGTCGCCGGCATGCAGCATGCGGCGAACCAGTGGGAGCGCAACAACCGCGTCTTCCAGAACGGCGAGAAGATCTTCCAGGGCGTCATGTCGGGGTTGGATCAGGCCATCGCCGATTTCGTCCAGAAGGGCGAGATCAACTTCGGCAAGCTGTTGCAGTCGTTCATCACCATGATCATCCAGATGGAGGCCCGCGCCGCCGTCAGCGCGGTGTGGACTGCCATCGGCAAGTTCGCCGGCATCGGCGCTTTCCTGGGCATTGGTGGCGGTGGCGGCAGTGGCGCCAATCCCGCCGCCCAGAGTTATGGTGGCGGGACGTTGAATGGCGGCACGATGGAATACTTCGCCGAAGGTGGCGATCCTCCAGTCGGCTTGCCGTCCCTGGTCGGCGAGACCGGCCCCGAGCTTTTCGTGCCCAAGGTGCCGGGCACGATCTTCAACCAGCGCCAGCTCGCCGGCATGGGGGGCGACAGCATCAACATCGTCCAGAACTTCTCCTTCGGCTCCGACGTCAACCAGGGCACGCTGCGCACCTGGGCGGAGCAGATCAAGAAGGACACGATCTCCTCCCTCGTCTACGCCAAGCGCAGCGGCAACGCGGGGCTCAAAAAGGCGTTTGGATGAGGGCCGCGATGCAGCAGCATTATTCGTTCTGCGCCGTGCGGGCTCCCGGCGTTTCGGCCGCTGCGCGGCCTGCAACGCCTGCCGCCCGCTGGACCGCACCTGCGGTGCGGCCGTGACCATCACCTATCCGCGCGCGTTTCCGACCCACAAGAACTATCGCGACATCACCATCACCCAGCGCAAGGTCGTGGGCGTGAACACCGCCCCCGGCTCGCTGGTGGGGCAAAGCTACGAATGGCCCGGCGAGCGCTGGGAGGCGCAGATCTCGCTTCCCTTGATGAGCCGTGCCGACGGCGATGCCTGGGAGGCCTGGCTGATCTCCCTGCGCGGTCCCGTCGGCTCCTTCCTGCTGCCGGTGCCGGGCGCCACCCCGCGCGGCGCCGCGGCGGCCACGCCGGGCACGCCGCAGGCCGACGGGGCCGCCTC